TTTAAGAGACGAACTTAAGTTTACTAAGTTTGTTGGTAGATTGAGAAAAAGATTTGCTAATTTGTTCAGCGATATGCTGAAAACTCAACTAATATTAAAAAATATTATTACACCAGAAGATTGGGAAAAAATTTCTGATCATATTCAATATGATTTCTTATATGATAATCAGTTTGCCGAACTAAAAGAAAGTGAACTGATGAATGAGAGACTAGGAACTCTTGCATCAATTGAACCATATATTGGTAAATATTATTCCGTTGATTATGTTCGCCGTAAAATTCTACGTCAAACTGATACTGAAATTAGAGAGATTGATGAACAGATTGAAAAAGAGATCGCTGATGGTATTATTCCCGATCCAAATGCAGTAGATCCAATTACTGGAGAACCACTACCTGGTGGTGATGATTTGGGTGATATTCCAATGGAACCAGATTTGGAAGGTGATGGTGCAATCACTGATGCAAATCTTCAAAAAGACACTAAATCGGCAGAGATATAAATAAAAAATATACCTATACGATTAATTTCATGGAAGATGTTATCGATTTGATTGCTACCGACGCTTCGGCATCGGATATTAGCGACAAAATTAAGGATGTTTTGTTTAATAAGGCAGCGGGAGGCATTGAAAATTTGCGTCCAGAAGTTGCCGGTTCTATGTTTAATCCTGAAGCAGAAGTAGAAACAGAAGCCGAATCGGAGGAGTGATGGCAAGAACTTTATGTAAAGGTGCAGAGGCAGCTCTGCCTACAACAACTGGTGCCGCAGTTAGTTTTTCTGAGGCAACTGTTGTCCGTCTAGTTAATACACACAGTGGCAATCATCTTGTTACTGTTGTTGAAACGAGAAGTGGTGATGTTGTTGGTTCATTCACAATGCCATCAGGATCTGTAGAATATCTTGAAAAAAATCCCACCCAGTGTATTTTTGCTGCAAATGCTGGTGTATTGGGTGCAAAAGTAGGATTTACCGCATAAACAAATGAAACTTATCACAGAAGAAATTTCAAATATCGAGTTCATTACCGAAGGAAAAGGTAAGTGCAAGAAATGTTATATTGAGGGTGTTTTCCTTCAGGGTGGCATTAAAAACCGTAATGGTAGAATGTATCCTACCGAAACACTTGCCCGTGAAGTTGGTAGATATAACGAAAGTTTCGTAACCAAAGGTCGTGCTCTTGGTGAACTCGGTCATCCTGACGGTCCTACCGTTAACCTTGATCGTGTTTCACATAAGATTGTTTCTCTTACTCAAGAAGGAAACAATTTTAAAGGAAAAGCACAACTCCTTGATACCCCAATGGGTAGAATCGCACAATCTTTGATTGGTGAAGGAGTTATGCTTGGAGTTTCTTCCCGTGGTGTAGGTTCGATCAAAGAAGATCATACTGGTTGTAAAGTTGTAGGTGAAGACTTCATGTTGGCGACTGCCGCTGATATCGTTGCCGATCCATCTGCTCCAGATGCATTCGTTTCTGGAATTATGGAAGGAAAGGAGTGGGTATGGGAAGGTGGAATCCTTCGTGAGCAACTTGCAGAAAAGACCCAGAACCGTATCAACACTCTTGTTGATCAAAAAGCACTTGAGGAGCACAAACTACAGTTGTTCCAGGATTTCTTAGCAAATCTATAATAATATAAATAAATAAAGATTATTAATTAATCGAAGTTCACATGTCCGTAGGTAGCAATTTACAAGAAATGGAAAACGCAGTAACCAAAGGGGCTGCTGCTGCTGAGCCAATGCCTAAGTTGGACCTGGATACTCCAGGACAACCAAGTGTTGAGGATCTCGGCGGTCCTTCCCCTGAAAACTATCGTCCCGATGACGATTCAGCAAAACTTAAGACTCCTAGCCTTGCACAGGTAAAGGATGTCGTTAATAAGGGCGCTAAACCAGCAGAGGCAATGCCAGCTGGAATGAAAGAAGAGTCCGAGGAAGTCGAAGAAGATCAGGAGATCGTTTCCGAAGAAGAGACCACTGAAGAAGAGGTAGTTTCTGAAGAAGAGACTACTGAAGAAGAGGTGGTTGCTGAGGCTACCGACGAAACCGAGGAAGAAGTTCAAGAAACCGTTGAAGCAGAATTCAGCGTCGAAGAAGACGTTGCTGCTCTGTTCTCTGGTGAAGAACTTTCCGAGGAATTCCAGGACAAGGCACGCACAATCTTCGAAACCGCAATCAAGTCTAAGGTTGAGGAAGTAAAAGAGCAGATTCAAGTTCAGTATCAGGCACAACTCGTTGAAGAAGTTGCTGCTGTTAAGACCGAACTTACTGAGCGTGTTGATTCTTATCTTGAGTACGTTGCTCAAGAATGGTTGGAGGAAAACCAACTTGCAATCGAGCACGGTCTCAAGACCGAGATGACCGAATCATTCCTAACTGGAATGAAGAGTCTTTTTGAAGATCATTATGTAACTATCCCTGAAGAGAAATATGATGTTATCGAGAGCATGGTAGATAAACTAGATGAAATGGAGTCTAAACTCAACGAGCAAATCGATAAGAACGTTGCTCTTAATAAGAGGTTAGCAGAGTCCACTGCAGATGTTATTTTTGCAGAGGTTGCTGAAGGACTAGCAGTCACTCAGAAAGAAAAACTCGCTTCTCTTGCAGAAAATGTTGAGTTTGATAGTGAAGAGACCTATCGTGAGAAACTAGTTACTCTAAGAAATTCTTATTTCTCAGAGAGTGCAACTAGTGCTCAAAGAGATGCTGCTGAGACGGTTGTAGAATCGACTCAAGAGCAGACTACTACCGCTGCACCTGAAGCTGGTTCCATTATGGAAGCATATCTTCAAACTCTTAGCAGAGTTTCTAAAAAGTGATTTCTAGATCATACGTAAATCAAACTAACGTTTTAAACTAAAGAGGTAATTTCAAATGCAAATGTTCAATTCTGAACAACTGCAGGAGAAGTGGGCACCAGTTCTTGATTATGAGGGAATGGATCCAATCCAGGATTCTCATAAGAGAGCTGTTACCGCTATCCTGTTAGAAAACCAAGAAAGAGAAGCACGCGAAGAGCAAGCATTCCTTTCCGAAGCACCTGTAAACGGCACTGGTTCTTCTGGCGCAACCGCAGGTTTCTCTGCTGGTGCATCTTCACCAACCGCAGGTTTCGATCCAGTTCTGATCTCCTTGATCAGACGCTCAATGCCTAACTTGGTCGCATATGACCTCGCAGGCGTTCAACCAATGAACGGTCCTACTGGACTCATTTTCGCAATGCGTTCCAAGTATGGAACTCAGAATGGTCCTGAGACCTTCTTCGATGAAGTAGACACAGGATTCTCTGGAACCGATTCTTCTGCAGCAGCAGGCGAAGAAGGTTCAGGTTATGTATCTGGTTCTGACGGTGTTTCCGTTGGTATGGGTACTACCGCACAGTCAGGCACCAACCCAGGTCTTCTTAGCCCAGATTCCAACACCACCCAACTCGCATACAGAGTCGGTCAGGGTATGGATACTGAGGATGCTGAAGGACTTGGCGAAGGCAGCAACCACTTCAACCAGATGGCTTTCTCGATCGAGAAGGTCACCGTAACCGCTAAGTCCAGAGCACTGAAGGCAGAATACAGCCTTGAGCTTGCACAGGATCTTCGCGCAATCCACGGTCTGAACGCTGAAGCAGAACTCGCAAACATTCTCTCCACTGAGATTCTTGCTGAGATCAACCGCGAAGTTATCAGAACCATCTATAAGTCGGCAGAATCTGGCGCACAAGCAAACGTTGCTACCGCTGGTAAGTTCGACCTCGACGTTGACTCCAACGGACGCTGGAGTGTTGAGAAGTTCAAGGGTCTTATCTTCCAAATCGAGCGCGATGCTAACGCAATCGCACAAAGAACTCGTAGAGGAAAGGGTAACATGATCCTCTGCTCTGCTGACGTTGCTTCTGCACTCACCATGGCAGGTGTTCTTGATTACACCCCTGCACTCAACGCTAACCTTAACGTTGATGACGCTGGTAACACCTTCGCTGGTGTTCTCCAAGGTAAGTATCGCGTATACATCGATCCTTATTCTGCAAACAACGCTGCTAACCAGTATTACGTTGTTGGTTATAAGGGTTCTTCACCTTATGACGCAGGTCTCTTCTACTGCCCATATGTTCCCCTCCAGATGGTTCGTGCCGTTGGAGAGAACACCTTCCAGCCTAAGATCGGCTTCAAGACCCGCTACGGTCTGGTTGCTAACCCATTCGCTGAAGGAACCACCGCAGGCACAGGTCGCCTCAAGGTTAACTCCAACCGTTACTACAGACGTGTTCGTGTTGACAACCTCATGTGATCACGGTTCACATATTTCTGGGGATCCTTCGGGATCCCTTTTTTTGTCTAAATATTTAAAAACAGAAAAAAATGGCGAATTATCACATTAAAAAATCAAGTGCGTTGATGCCATCTGTTGAAGTTTATCATGTTGCCGATGATCAGTGGTCTGATGATTATTCGGAAAGAAAGATCTACACTTCAAAAGCAAGTGCGGATGCTATGCTTCCAAATCCAGATGGAACCAATGGTGCTTTTAAGAATGCTACCGTTGTTAAAGAATAAATAGAACATAACTAAGAGCAAAAAATGAAACCAACTCCTAGAGAAGCGAAACAAATTCATGAGCACTACGAAAAAGTAGTGGAGCATCTTATTGAAGAAAATTATGCCGTGGATAAAGACGGTGCTGATAAAATTATCAGTGGTATGAGTGATGAGTGGTATAGTTTAATTGTTGATGCTTGATAATGGCAAATTTTTATGATTCTCAATTACGCAATAGGAACTTCTTGTCTCCTATTGGGTTTAAATTTACTTTGAAAACTAAAGAAAAAGTAGATTTTTTCTCCAATTCGGCAAATATTCCTAGCATTGCATTAGGAACCGCATTACAAGGAACGACATTTCGTATTCTTGATGTTCCTGGTGACGAGGTAATTTATGAAGACTTCAGCATGAATTTCTTGGTTGATGAGGATCTTAAAAATTATATGGTTATCCATAACTGGATTACTGGATTGGGTATACCAGAAAACTTCAAACAGTTTAGGGATCTCACCAAAGATCCAGAAACAGGTCAAAGAGATGACCTTCTACAATTTTGTGATGGAACGTTGCATATTTTAAATAGCAACTATCGTGATATTGCAATGGTTAAGTTCCAGGATTTATTTCCTGTAGCATTGACTTCATTGCAATTTAATGCTACCGAAAATGATATCAACTACTTTACAGCAGAGGTATCTTTCAAGTATACTATCTACAATATAGTAGATCCTGACGGCGAACCTCTATGAACCTTGATAAAATTCAGGAGATGTGGCAGAAAGACTCTGTTATTGATCCTGACAACCTACATGATGAATCTTTAAAAATTCCACAATTACACTCAAAATACTATACCCTATACA